AAATGACCGCGACCGCGCAATCGTGTTGTCATGGTTGGCGCATAACGTGCAATATCCCGGTGTTAAAATTCCATGGGCAATTGTTATTCAGTCAATGGAAGGCGCGGGAAAGACGGCTTTCAAGTCCATTATGGCTCATGCGCTCGGTGGTTCATATATCCATTCACCAAAGGCGCAGGAGTTGATCGAAGGCGGTGGCAAATTCAACGGATGGATGCAAAACAAATTGATGATTATTGTGGACGAAATCAAGATCGATGAAAAACGCGATTTGATCGAAGTGCTTAAACCGATGATTACGGATAAGCGGATTGAAATGGAAAAGAAAGGCGTCGATCAAGACATGAACGACAACCCGGCCAATTGGTTGATGTTTACCAATTATAAGGACGCTATTCCAGTTAGTAAAAATGGAAGACGGTTTTGCATCAACTATTCGGCTGTGCAAAATTATGCCGACCTTATGAGTGCTGGAATGGATGGTGGTTATTTTAACCGGCTTTATCGTTGGATTGATCATGAAGGTGGTGCATCGGCAGTCGGTTATTATCTCATGCACTATGACATTCCAGACGAATTCAATCCGTCCAGGCTTGCCACTCGCGCACCTGATACGTCAAGCACTGCGGAAGCGTTGACAAATTCCCGCTCGGTGATTGAAGCGCACATAATGGATGCGGTGGAAGGAAGTGTTCAAGGCTTTCGTGGCGGCTGGATATCTACTGTTGCGATTTCCAACATGCTTAGGGAAAACGGAATGCGCGTACCGGGTCCGAACACAATCGCAGCGGCTTTGGCCAATTTGGGCTATCATAAAATTGGAAGGGCGCGGCGTGTATTTTTGCAAGAGCAATCAAAATATCAAGCACATCTTTATAATTTAAACCAATATGCTGATTTGGCAAATTATGGGCAATTACAGGGCTATGAATAATTATGTAATTTATAAATCTAGCCTAACGCCTAACAATAGCTTAACCTATAATTATTAAGCTATGTGGAACATCTTGAAAACGTTGACGAAATTGCCTTTCATAGCTTAATACCCTAATAAACGCTCACTCATCAGCACACGGGGAACACACACACACACACACATACACAATTACATAATTACCCATATTTATATTATTATCTCTCTCTGAATATAGGTATTATTAAGCTATTAGGCTATGAAGGGTTAAAAGATGAATAAAATCAATATGTTCTGCGTAGCCTAATAATTACACGTTAAGCTTTGCTAGAACTATCAAGCTATTACAACTTGCAGTTAGTGGCCCCCGTCCAAAACTTGACGCACCGAACCGAACCGAATAGGCTGACAAAATGAAGAACATTGACAACCCTGCCTTATACCCGATGTTGCCCGAACCGCCCGAAAAGCGTTCGACCTATATGTCACTGCGTCCGGCTGAAAAGGCTTTCGTGGATGGCTATATTGCGACCCTGGCAACGTCGGCAAACACTGCAGCGCGGTCCATTGCGGAAATCATCGGCGTGGTCGGTGTGGATAATTCAGACCGTGCGCGGCGAATGCTTTTGAAAGATTATATTCGTGCAGCAATCGAGGAACGCGCTCGACAGGTATGTGAAAAGTTCGAAGTCAACACCAATTCGCTTATTCGTGAAATTGCAAATATTGCTTATGCCAACATGGGTAATTATCTGCATATAACAGCCGACGGCGACCCTTATATTGATCTGGCAAATTGCACGTTTGACCAGATGAGCGCAATCAAATCAATAACTGTCGAGGATTACAAAGAGGGCAGAGGCGAGGATGCACGAGACGTTCGGAAAGTCAAACTGGAATTGCACGACAAACAGGTTGCGCAAGAAAAACTTATGCGGTTTAAGCAGATGTACGCGCCTGAAACACTGAATATCAATCATAATGTCATGGTCAAATCGCTTAACGTCAACATGACATCGGAACAATTGGCGGAACTGTATCAACGCCGAATTAAGGGTGAATAGTGTTCGACATTTTCGCGCCGCAACAGATAACACCTTGGCGACCTGCCGTATTGTCGAAAGAGCAATGGCCACCTGATTATAGTGCGGTCTATGCGTGGCGTTTTCGTGAGTTGGAATATCTGGAAAACGAACCGCTCGGCTTGGCTGCAGCAAAGGCTTATTATGCAAGGCCGGAAAACTGCAAACATTTCATAATGGATTGGATGGATACTTATAATCCGCGCAAAAAGCGTGACAAATGGGTGCCGTTTATTTTGTTTGAAAAGCAGAGTGAGTGCATTGATTTTATATTGTCATTGATCGAAGACGAAGAAAGCGGGCTGATTGAAAAGTGTCGAGACGTTGGCGCGACGTGGTGCCTTTGCGCCGTGTCCGTATGGGCTTGGCTGTTCATGAAAGAAACGTCAATCGGTTGGGGATCACGCAAACAAGAATTGGTTGACCGGCTCGGTGAACCGGATAGCATATTTGAAAAAATCCGCCTACTGGTCAACCGTCTGCCGTCTGTATTCCTGCCGATGGGTTTCAACACGGCAACCGACTTGACATTTATGAAATGCCTTAACCGTGAGAATGGTGCGACCATATCGGGCGAAAGCGGCGACAACATCGGGCGCGGCGGTCGAAAGACATTTTATTGCAAGGATGAATCAGCGCATTATGAGCGACCGGAAAAGATCGAAGCGGCACTTGGAGACAACACGAATGTACAGATCGATATTTCGAGCGTTAATGGGTTGGGAAATGTTTTTCATCGAAAGCGCGAAGCCGGTGTTGATTGGCCTGACAGATCGCCCGGTTTTACACGCGTATTTGTGTTCGATTGGTCCGATCATCCCGAAAAAACACAAGAATGGTATAATCAACGGCGTGCAAAATTCGAGCGTGAAGGGCTGTTGCATATCTTTGCGCAGGAAGTCGAGCGCAATTATTCAGCGGCGGTATCGAACACAATCATACCGTTCGAATGGATAACAGCCGCCCGCGATGCACATCTAAAATTCCCTGCAATGCTTGACGGCGGGCGACGTGGTGGGTTTGATATTGCGGACGAAGGCGGCGACACCAACGCGCTTGCCGACATTGAAGGCGTGGTTTGGCGACTGTCGGAAGAATGGGGAAGCCGTGACCCTGGCGTATCGGCTCGAAAAGCAATCGGCTATTTTGGGCAATACCCGAATGTTGAAGTTGAATACGACGAAATTGGTATCGGCGTTAATGTCAAATCCGAAATCAACCGTCTCGAAATTGATGAAAAATTAAAAGTGCCGAAATTCAACGGCTGGAATGCAGGCGCGGCTGTTCAAGATCCGTATTTCCGTATTATCCGAGACGATGAGCAAAGCCCGCTGCAAAAAGATTTTTTCGGCAACATGAAGGCGCAAGCATGGTGGGCTTTACGCACTCGGTTCCTGTACACTTATCAGGCCGTCACTCAAGATGTGCAGCACGACCCGGCCACAATGATAAGTCTCGACACTGCAAACCCCCTTATCCGAAAGCTGGAAAAGGAACTTGCACAGCCGACCATGATCCGCGATAAAGCGTTGCGTTGGATTGTCGATAAAAAGCCGGAAGGCACCAAATCACCTAACCTTGCGGACGCGGGCGTAATGGGTTACTTTCCATCAAATTCGGGCGGCAACACTCCAATGATAGGCAGAATGGGCAATGGCTAAAAATTCCGATCGATTGGAAAAAAAATCCCCTGACTGGATTTATATGTCCGAATTTTGGGACATGGTTGCCAATATCACGCAAGGTCAAAAATCAATCCGGGAGAAAGGTGAACACTATTTGCCTAAGTTTCCCGATGAAACACAGGCCGAATATGATTATCGCCTATCGCTGACAAAATTCACCAATATTTACCGTGACATTCTGGAAGGTCTGGCAAGTAAGCCCTTCCAGCAAGAAATTATTTTGACGGATGCGGACAAGACATTGCCCGATCAAATCGCTTCGTTTATTGAAGATGTTGACGGTTCGGGCAACAACATTACAATTTTTTCGATGGACACTTTTTTCAACGGTATCAACAACGCTATCGATTGGGTTTTTGTTGACTATTCGGCAAATGAAACCGGAGTTGTTCGCAGTCAAGCGGATGAAGCGGCGGCTGGTTTGCGGCCTTTCTGGTCT